TAGAAGTTCTTGAACCGTTATTTGATGAAAGAGGTATGCCGAATTTAGTAACTGATATTTTTAAAGTTAGAAGCGGTGAATGGACACAGGTTAGAATTTGGTCAATTATGAATTTAGGAACTTTAAAAAAAGAAGATTTATTTGTAACTGATTCAAGACTTGAGCCGATTGAAGGTTTCTATGAGCGTGAAGAATATCAGATAAAAAGTTGGGATACTGAAGAAGATATAGAGTTTAAACATTTGTTAGATAAGCTAGAAAGTGGTGAGGAAATTGATTAATAAGGGGATATTATGGGTAAGTTTAAAGATTTAACAGGTCAACGATTCTATAATATGGTTGTTTTGGAAAGAGAATATAAACCAAATGATAAACATACCTTCTGGAAATGCCAATGCGATTGTGGAAACATTTTTATTAGTAGAGCAGATGCCATATTAAATAATCGCGTTAAATCTTGTGGATGTGGATTAGGAAAATATCCGAATCTGATAGGACAAAAATATGGCTTATTAACTCCCATAAATATCGATTTAATTACGAGTAAAACTAAACATAGATGTTATTATTATTGTCAATGCGACTGTGGAAATTATACAACCGTAAGAAGCTCTCAATTATTAGACGGCAGCGCAAAATCATGTGGATGTTTACGTTCTTCTGGAGAGCGACAAATTGCTTTAATTCTACGTGAAAACCAAATTAACTTTCAACAAGAACTTTCGTTTGAAGACTTGAAAGGAGAAACAAATTATTTATATTTTGATTTTGGTATATATCATAATAATAAATTAAAATATATTATTGAATATCAGGGTCGTCAACACTATGAACCTATTGAATATTTTGGTGGAGAATCTCGTTTCCAAAAACAATTACGATATGACAATAAGAAGCGACAATATTGTGAAAAACATAATATTCCATTAAAAATTATTTCTTATAAAGAACAAATTACTTCTGATATAGTTATAGATTGGAGCTTACTTAATGATTGACTATAAAACTATTATTGAAGAGTTAAAACCTGAAAAGATTAAGGAATTATTATATACGCTCGGAGCGGAAGAAGTAATTGAAAAGCCAGGTTATTTTATTACAAATACCATTTGTCACAATGAAGAAAATGGCAGCCTTAAACTTTATTATTATTTTAATAGTCATCTATTCCAGTGCTATACTGAATGCGGCGGACAGTCAATTTTTCAGTTTCTCAAAAATTATTATGAAGCAAGAGGGATTGAATATGATTGGTATAGTGATATTTATAGAGTAATTTTAGATTGTTCTAATTTTACTTTTATTGATAATTTTAAATCTCAAAAATATAAAAGTATAAAAGAGAAATATGTTTATAAAGAAATTCCAAAGTTACCTACATATCCTAATGGAATATTAGATTGTTTTATCAAATTCTATCCTCCAGAATGGTTAAGTGATGGGATTAATAAAGATACAATGGATGAGTTTAATATATATTATTCAACTATTCAGAATAAGATTATAATTCCGCATTATAATATTGAGGGAAAACTGATTGGAATACGAGGGCGCGCCCTCAACGATTGGGAAGTAGAAAATGTTGGTAAATATATGCCAATTCAAATTGAGGGAAAATGGTATAGCCATCCATTGAGTTTAAACTTATATGGGCTAAATATAACTAAAGAGAATATTAAAAGAAATAAAATCTGTTACATTTTTGAATCAGAAAAATCTGTAATGCAATGTAATGGCTTTCAAATGGATAATTGTGCGGTTGCGGTATGCGGAAGTCAACTAAATAAATGGCAAATTAAAATTTTAGTAAAAGAATGTCATCCACAAGAAATTGTGGTTTGTTTTGATAAAGAAGAACAGCCACCAGATGAAGCATATTTTAATAAGCTGTATAAAATATGTAGTAAATATAAAAATTATGCAGATTTTTCTTTTATATATGATCGAGGAAACCTATTAGAAATGAAAGATTCTCCCAGTGATAAAGGAGAAGAAGTTTTTAAGCAACTATTAAAGAAGAGAGTGAGAGTTAAATAATGAAATGTAAATTAGTTAATGAAAATTTTAAAAGCAATTACACAAATGAACTATTAGTTAGCCGCGGATTATCGCAACAGGATTTGGAAAAGTTTTATACACCAACTCCCGACCTGTTACAAGAACCAGAGAATTTAGATAATATTAAAGAAGGTGCAGATTTACTTTTAAAACATGTTAATGATTTAAGTCCTATTGCTTTGATTGTAGATAGTGATGTTGATGGATACACAAGTTCAGCTATCATGTATCAGTATCTAAAACAAATTTCTCCAACTTTAAATGTAATACCTTTCTTACATAAAGGTAAAGGACATGGGCTAGATGATACAATTGATGACGTTTTAAATGAAGGAATTCCTTTTAAATTAGTAATACTCCCGGATGCAGGAAGTAATGATGATGAATACCATATTATTTTAAAAGAAAATGGAATTGATTGTTTAGTTTTAGATCACCATATTTTAGAAGAAGATACAAAGTTAATCGATAATACGGTTATCATTAATAATCAAGCTTCAAGCAGATATACAAATAAAGACTTATCTGGCGCAGGAGTAACATGGCAATTTTGTAGATATTTAGATAATCGTTTAGGCTATAATTATGCAAATAATTACATTGACCTCGCCGCACTTGGAATTGTTAGTGATATGATGAGTGTTCTTTCATTAGAGAATAGATATATTATTCAAGAAGGCTTTAGTAATATTAATAACTATTTCTTCCAGTGTTTATGTGACAAACAATCCTATTCAATGGGAGGAAAAGTAACTCCTATGACAGTAGCTTTCTATATTACTCCACTCATTAATGCTATGATTAGAGTAGGAACAGAAGAAGAAAAGCTTCGACTATTTCAAGCCTTTATTGATGGCCATGTTTTTGTAGAAAGTCATAAGCGCGGAGCTAAAGGCACAGTAGAAGAAGTCGCAATTGAAAGTGCAAGAGAATGTACAAATGCACGGGCGCGCCAAAATCGTATTCTTGATAAAGCAGTTGAACAACTTGAAGTTAAGATTTATAAATATGATCTATTAGAAAATAAAATTTTATTTATAAGGCTTGATACAGAAGATTTCCCACCTGAGTTAAATGGCTTAATCGCTATGAAACTGGCTGCGCGCTACCAACGTCCAACTATTGTGGCTAGACTTAATGAAGAAGGAGAAATCAAAGGATCTAGTAGAGGACTTAATGAATCTGAATTAGTTTCTTTCAAAGATTTTATGGATCAAAGCGGATACTTCACCTTTACAGCTGGACATGATAATGCTTGCGGAATTGGTATCTACGATAAAAACCTAGATGATTTTCATAAATATGCTAATAAGGAATTAGCTAATATAGATTTTGGTGAAAACTGGTATGAAATTAATTTTGAACGTATCGCTGCGGATAAAGATATAAGAGACTTAATTGAAGATTTAACCTCTCATGAAAATATTTGGGGTTAGTAATTTGGCCCTATCAAATGTTTTTTCCGTCTCACCAACGGGGTTCTAAATTTTGAAAAGTGGCTCAAAATTATAGGGCTAACGGTTGAATCCGCCACTTATTTATAGGAAGATAAATAAGAAGGACAATCCCGTGGGAAGCCTAGGAGGAAACATAGATGTTTTATATATACTGTTATACTAATAATTTTAATAATAAAAAATATGTAGGACAAACTACTTATCCAGCACGTCGTCGGAGTGAGCATAGAAGTGCAGCTAACACACCGGATAATGCTGAATACAACTTCTTATTTCATAAGAAATTAAGAGAATATGGAGAAGATAACTTTACTTTTGAAATTCTTGAGGAAATAGATACTACTGATCTAGATTATGTTGATGAACGAGAGCGGTATTGGATTGCAGTAAAAGAATCATATGTAAAAACCGGTAAAGGATATAATCTTACGTTAGGTGGACAACAAAAAGGTAGACACAAACTCTTAACAGAAAAACAATTTAATGAAGTTATTAATTTATTAGAAAATACAAACTTAACATATCAACAAATTCATGAAAAAACAGGTCGAAGTTTGAAAAATATAGTAGATATTAACAGAGGAAGTTTGGCAGGATGTCCAATAAGAAAATATCCAATTCGTAAACCGCGTAAGATTCCACAAGAAACAAAAGATATTATTAAAGAGTTATTAGAAACAACCTCAATGACACGACAAGAAATAGCAGATATGATGGATGTGTCATTATCAACAGTAAAAAGAGTTAAAGCATCTATAAAAAAATCTTAGGAACCTGTATCGACTATCGAAGGTTAATCTTCGAGTAGGGGTGTTATTGGTACACACTTCGAAACAGACATTGGCGCGCCGTTGGCGTGAGTTAAGATATAGTCAGTGCCACTGGTAACAGTGGATAAGCGCAAAGAAATAACGAACCAATGATTCATGTTAGAGATATTAATGTGACGCTTTCTGATATTCAAGTAATGGGTAAAAATCAAGATACTGTTAAAATTATGAAAAACGGAATAGCTTATATGTTCTTTAGGTGTAAAGATCGAATTGACGAGTTTAAAGAATATAGTCAAATGAAAATTGACCTAGTAGGTCGCGCGAACATGAACGAATGGATGGGTAATTATACCCCGCAGATTTTTGTAAGTAACTTTGAAATTAGTGATGGGAGCTTAGGATTTTAATGGAATGGCAAGAATATCAAAAAATGACGGATGCATTAGGTATTAACACTTCAGAATGGGAACAGATCGATGTGCAATGTCCTGTTTGCGGAGAACGTATTTATAAAAATACTGTATATGTTCTAACAACTTATCCATGTCAATTTAAATATAAATGTTTTAACTGCGATTGGTCTGGTACTGCATATCACTAATTAATTTGACTTTTTAATAAAATTTTTATATAATATATATAGAATAAAAGAAAGGAGTAAAAATGAAAGAAGAATTATTACAATTATATATTAATGCTTTAGAAGACGCAACAGGTTTTTATTGTAGTGAATACAGTACTTCGAGAGATGAAGATGAAGAAAGAAGACAAAACGACCAAGAATTAATAAAATATTTTAAATCTATATTAGAACTATTATAATATAAAAAAGAAAAGGAGTGTAATCATGGAAAGAACAATTACTTATAGTTTTACCGATGAAGAAATAAAAGAAGCGGTGGATAAATTTAAAAATAATTGTCCGCTTAATTCGATAGAACTAATAGCATTAGTTTGCGGTGCTGAAAAATGGATTGAATTTAAAGAAGAATGTAAGGCAGACCCATCATATCAATGGGGATATGGGCATTGTTATTATTAAAATAAACCAAAGGAGTAATGCGAATGAGTGATTTAAAATATCCTGGATCGCTGCATAATCATACCGATTTTAGTAACTTTCGTTTGCGCGATAGCATTAACACTGTCGAATCGTTAATTAATTATGCCGTCGAACTTGGACATGAAGTAGTAGCAATTACTGAGCATGATACAATAGCAAGTGCAGTTAGAGCAGAAAAGTATTATAATAAAATTAAAAAAGATAACCCTAATTTTAGGGTTCTTTTTGGTAATGAAATTTATTTAGTAAGGAATGGCTTAACAAGTCAGAATTTTAAGAAAGATTTTGACAGATATTATCATTTTATTTTAATTGCAAAAGATGCAATTGGTCATCAACAAATTCGTGAAATCTCAACTCGTGCATGGATGAGGAGTTGGGTTTCTCGTCGTATGCGAAGAGTTCCAACATATTATCAAGACTTAATTGATATTATTGGAGCAAATCCTGGTCATGTAATTGGAAGTACAGCTTGTCTTGGTGGTTGTCTTCCGACTCAGCTTATTAGATTACGTGACGGTGGCGCGCCTTCAATGGAGAAAATAAAAGTTTGGATTAGCCAAATGCAAAGGATATTTGGTGAAGGTGACTTTTATTTTGAAATGCAGCCGTCAAGAAATAAAGATCAGATTTATGTAAATAGTGAATTGATAAAATTAAGTGATGAGTTAGGAATTAAATATATTATTACAACCGATTCTCATTATTTAAAAAAAGAAGATAGACCGATTCATAAAGCGTTTCTTAATGCTCAGCAGGGTGATAGAGAAGTCGATGATTTTTATGCGACAACCTATCAAATGAGTGATGAAGAAATTAGGAGTTATATGGAAGATGAGGTAGGAGAAGAAGTTCTTCAAAAAGCTTATCAGAATATAATTGAAATTAAGAATAAATGTGAAGATTTCACGTTGATGAAACCATTGAATATTCCAAGATTGAATTGGAAAACTTATGACGTTAAACCAGATGAAATACAATTTTGGAGTGATAAAATTCCTTATTTAAAAAAATTTCTTGAATCAGAATATGCAGAAGATAGACATTTAGCATATGCGGTTGTTGATAGATTAGTTAATAGTACAGTAGAAGATAATTTATGGAATCAAGAAACAGCAGATGAAATCAATGCATGTCTTGAAGATACATGGGTTTCATCAGAAGTCAATGGAAGTAGATGGAGTGCATATTTCTTAAATCTTCAAAATATAATTGACGCATGTTGGGATGCAGGTACTCTTGTAGGATGCGGCCGAGGTTCTGGAGTAGGATTTATTTTATTATATTTGTTAGGAATTACACAGATAAATCCTCTTCGAGAAAAAAGTCAGACAAAGCGCTGGAGATTCTTGAACCCAAAACGAGTATCAGTTCTTGATGTAGATATTGATATTGAAGGAGGACGGCGCGCCGAAGTTTTAAATAAGTTTAGAGAAATATATGGTAATGATAGGGTAGCAAATGTATTAACCCTTAAAACCGAAAAATCAAAGTCAGCAATTCTTACAGCCGCAAGAGGACTTGGAATTGATGTAGATATAGCGCAGTATTTGTCTTCTTTTATTGAAGCAGATAGAGGACAGCTTAGAACTCTTCATCAAACATTTTATGGAGATCCCGATAATGGAATCAGTGCAAGTAACAAATTTAGAGAAGAAATGGAAAACAATTACCCAGAACTTTGGGAAGTTGCACAAGGAATTGAAGGACTTATCAACGGTTGCGGAGTCCACGCAGGAGGCGTTATCTTTGTTGACGAGCCTTTCACGAAAACATCTGCTCTAATGCGGGCGCCGAGTGGAGAGATTATAACTCAATTTGATCTTCATGATGCAGAAGATACTGGACTTATTAAATATGATATTCTTTCTGTTGAAGCATTAGACAAAATTCATAACTGTATTGATTTAATTTGCGAGTATGGTTATGAAAAAGAAGAACCAACGTTAAAAGAAACATATGAAAAAATTGTTGGTGTATATAATCTTGAACGCACGGCTCCGGAAATGTGGAAAATGTGTTGGAATCATGAAGTAATGAGTCTATTCCAAATGGAGAAGCAAAGCGGTATTCAAGGAATAGCTGTAATGAAGCCAACTTCCGTAGATGACTTAGCAATTCTTAATTCTGCAATTCGTCTAATGGCAACAGAAAAAGGTGGCGAAATGCCAGTAAATAAACTGGCAAGATTTAAAGCACATCCTAGCGATTGGGATTATGAGTTAAAGAAATATGGACTTGGTGCAGAAGAAAAGAAAATACTTGAACCAGTAGTAGGTATCTCTTATGGTTTGTGTATCGCTCAAGAACAGTTTATGCAGCTGGTACAACTTCCGGAATTGGGAGGCTTTGACCTAACTTGGGCGGATAAATTAAGGAAATCTATAGCTAAAAAGAATCCTGCAGAATATGAGAAACTGACTGAAGATTATTTTAAAGAAATCAAAGAGCGCGGCTGTAATGAGCAGCTTTGTAAATATGTATGGAATGTACTTATTGCAATGAGTAAAGGATATGGCTTTAACTTATCTCATACTCTTGCCTATTCAATTATTGGATTACAGGAATTAAATTTAGCTTATCGTTATCCAACAATATTATGGGATTGCGCTTGTCTCATTTCTGATAGTGGTGGCGCAGAAAAGGACGAAAAAGAAGATGAAGGATGTGACGAAGGAACAGTTGGAGCAGATATTGGGGTTTCCTTTGATGACATATCAATGGGAGATTTTTCAGAAGATATGGATGAAGATGAAGAAGGGGGAACCGATTTATCTGACGATTCCACGAGGAAGAAGCAATCTAAACGTAGCACTTCTAATACTAATTACGGAAAAATTGCTACAGCAATCGGAAAAATAAAAAGTGAAGGAATTAATATAGTAGCAACAGATATTAATAAATCTAGTTACACCTTCGCGCCGGATGTAGAAAACAGCAGTATTATTTATGGTTTAAGTGGAATTACAAAGGTTGGAACTGATATTGTTCATAAAATAATAGAAAATAGACCCTATAGTTCAATTGAAGATTTTCTTAGTAAAGTTAAAGTTAATAAGCCGCAAATGATTAATTTAATTAAAGCGGGAGCTTTTGATAGTATTTGTAGAGATAATGATCGTATTAAAGCTATGGAAGATTATATTGATCTTATTGCTGATAAAAAGAAACGCATTACTCTTCAGAATATGAAAATGTTAATTGATTTTAATTTAATTCCAGGAGAATATGATTTTCAATGTAGGGTTTATAATTATAATAAATATTTAAAGAAATTTAAAGAAGAAGAATATTATATAATGAATGATATTGCTTTTAATTTCTATGAAAAGAATTTCAATTTAGATTTGTTAATTCCACTTCCAAGAGAAGAGTTCCATTTCAAAATCAAACAAACTGATTGGGATAAGATTTATAAAAAGCAAATGGATATTATACGGCCATATGTTAAAACTAATAATAAAGAATTATTAGAAGCCGTTAATAGTAGAATACGTCAAGATGTATGGAATAAATATTGCGGCGGTAATATTAGTAGCTGGGAAATGGATGCGATTTCTTGTTATATCCATGAGCATGAATTAACTAATCTTCGAAATGATGTATATGGTTTTGTAGATTATAAAAAACTTCCTGAAGAGCCTGAAGTTAATTATGAATTTCGTTCAAAACAGACTGGACAAAAAATTCCGCTTTTTAAAATTCATCGTATTGCAGGAACAGTTTTGGATAAAGACAAGGCTAAAAAAAGTGTAACTTTATTAACAACAACTGGTGTAGTAACTGTAAAGATTTTTGGTGATGCATTTACACATTATGACAAACAAATATCTGAACGTGGCGCGGATGGTCATAAGCATGTAATTGAAAAATCTTGGTTTAGTCGAGGAAATAAAATTATTGTAACAGGAATTCGGCGTGGAGATACGTTTCTTGCAAAGAAATATAAAAATACCCCTTATCATCTGGTAGAATTAATTGATAATATTAATAAAGATGGATATATTCAAACAGAGAAGGAAAGAATGGCAACAGTATGAGTTATGGTTTATTTGATGCAGATATAAAAAAATATCCATATATTCCTTTTTTTAATCTTGACTTAATGAAATTATCCTCTTATTACAAAAGGCAAAGGGAGATTGTAACATTATCTCCCTTTTTCTCTCCTAATATGTACCAACATTTTGTTTTACGTCAAGATTTCCCGGGGTATGATTATCCTATCGTTAAATATAATAATGTTGAATATGGCGGGCGCGCATTTAACCCATCAAAATATAAACCTTTTCCAATAGAAATAGAAAAGATGAAACCTGATACTTTTCTATATGATAAAATAGAAGGACAGTATCAAACTTCAAAAAGGCGCACTAGTGCTTTTAAAACTATGAAAAAAGCTGAGCATTTACGTCTATCATTAGATGGGCAAACTGTTTGGAAAGGTTTTGATTCACAACTAAAACATACTAATAAAAATGTTGGAGTTATTTTTCATGATTATAACCTAGGAGTAGTAGAAAACAGCTATGATACTGTAATAGAAATATTAAAAGACTTCAATTTTCACCAAGATGGGCAAAGAATTGGCATGAAATTTCCAGTACAAGTATCAACTCCAGAAGACTTATTAAAATGGTCAGCTATTAAACCTATGCAATACTTCTATTCAATTCAATATAACGGAATAATGACAATGCCATTAGTAAAAGAATATATAGAGGTAGTTAGAAATACTTCTAGCGCGAGACAATCATTTTATAATATATCTAAAAACACAGATTATAATCATTTCATAACACAAGATATAGTAGACGTTTATAAACAGGTCTGCTTTTTACGTACTAATAAGACCTATTTTTCACTTATTTATGATGAAGATTTCTTTGAAGATCATCGATGGGAAAAAGTAATCACTTTAATTAATCTTTTTTGGAATGCTCCAAGGGGTTTAAGCGTAAAAGCAGTTAATAGGATAAATGGATATGATTCAATGTATAATTTTATTATGATATATAAAGCTAATTTTAATTATTCCAAAGAAGTTTTTTCTTTAGATGAGGTACGAGAAATCTTTCAATTCGTAAGACAAAATAATTATGAATTATTTAAAATGTTTTATGAATACAAAGCATAAGGAGGTTATTAATAAATGACAGGTCAAGAAATTGAAAGACTAATTACTTTCAATAACAAAAAGATTGAAGAACTGCTTGATCCGTCAACTTTTGTTTTAAAACCTGAAGTGGAACAGCTTATAGCTGAAAACAAACGGTTGCGCGAGCAGTGTCCTCATGTATTTGAACATGGAGTCTGTATTTTCTGTGGTACTAGTAGAGAGGAATAAAAATCCTTAAAATAATTTAAATAATTAGGAGAGAAAAATGAAATATATTCAAAAGAGAGATGGACGTTACGTGCCTTTTAATAAGAAAAAAATAATTACAGCTATCTTAAAAGCTTTTATTGCTGTCGATGGAGAAGTTTCCGATTACGCGGCAGAAAAAGCTGATAAGATAGCTAATTTTATTGAAGGAAAAATTCAAGAAAAACAATTAACTGTAGAAGACATTCAAGACTTAGTTGAAAAAGGATTAATGTCAACAAAAAGAAAGGATGTGGCTAGAAGATACATTACCTATCGAGAAGAAAGAGCTAGAGTTAGAAAATGGAATAATAAAATGATGGATA